TCAGTCCTTGGTTTTATTAAAGACTGGGATAAACAAGTTACGGAAAAAGTTGTGTGGACTGATATGTCCAGAAAATTGCGGAAAATGAAACCATTTATATCATTTAACAAGACGAAAGCTAAATTAGTAATGAAGGAGATTATAACTAGTGAACTCAAATCTTAATAAGAAGATTAACGGTACGTGGACTATAGCCGAAATACTAGAGGCAATGGAGGTTATATGCAACTCTACGAAGTCATAGATAATTTTTTAGATAAAGAAGACTTTAGGGAATTAAGTGCAAAGGCATTGGGTAGATATTTTCCTTGGTTTCACTATGACGAAATAGTAAGAAGAGGTGAAAAACAAGGTCATACATTTTATTCAATGCATATGTTATATGACAATGACCGACCAACATTTAATACATCTTTTGAATTAATGAATCCAGTTTTGAAAAAATTAAGAGAACTTAAAGATGAAAGATGTCGTTTGAGTACTTTAATAAGAGTAAAAATGAATTCATATCCTAATCAAGGCACACTAATTGAACACGATATGCACGTAGATTGGCCGAGTAGTACTTCTTTAAATCGTAAGGCGTGTTTGTTTAGTATAAACACTTGCAATGGATATACAAAACTTGATGATGGTACTAAAGTTGATAGTGTTGCAAATAGAGCATTGCTTTTTGATCCAACTATTCCACATTGTAGCTCAACTACAACAAACGATACAAGGAGAGTTAATATAAATTTTAACTACTTTTAAATGATAATATCAGAAGACGTTGAAGAGTTAGCAAAAGAAATTAAAGAAGAAAAAAGGTCTAGTAGAGTATTCTGTATCGGTAACGGTGAGAGTAGAATAGGTATAGATTTATTAAAGTATAAAGAATTTGGTAAGATATATGGTTGCAATGCCATTTATAGAGATTATCCTAATTTATGTGATGTGTTAACTGGTGTAGACCACGGAATGATACACGAAATATATCACGCAGGTATGGCACAAAAGATACCTTGTTATTTTAGAAATTGGACTAAAGTGCCTGCTCATACATATGACGCAATAATACAAGATGGTTTACCTAAAGAAGAATTAGATAGAGCAATAGAACAAGGTGCTGTTATAACCAATGGACGTGGTGATAGTAAAGAATATGTTTTACACGGTTCTAATTTAAAAGGTGTAGTAAGTGTATTGACAGATGGTGCAGTACTTAAAAGGAAAGTTGACCAAGCTCAAATTAAAGTTAGTTGGATAAAAGAACCAGATTATTCACACTCATTAGATGATGTATGCGAACCTAGAGACCACGGTTGGGCGTGTGGGGCAAGTGCTGGTTTGGTTGCAGTTAAGAAAGAGAATCCTTGTGAAGTGTACCTAATAGGACACGATTTACATAGTCATAATGAAAAGATTAATAATATCTACAAGAGTAGTAAGCATTATACAGCAAAAGATAACAGTCCAACACCAGGGTTGAATTGGATCAACCAATGGAGAACTATGTTCCAATGGTATCCAGACATACATTTTTATAAGGTCAATAGATATAATGATGGCAGGGATAAGGTCAATGGACCTATTGAAGAGTGGAAAGGCATACCTAACCTGAAGTACATAGATTATACCACACTTGACTCTATGCTCTAATTATGTTATATTAGACATAGTGAGTGTATAAATAATAATGAAGACGATTATACAGTCTACACAAATACAACGAATATGTTAATACAAAAGGAGAATACATATGGATTTTGAAACATTAAAATCATCATCAAGTAACTTTGATAAGATTACAAAGGCACTTGAAAAGAACCTCGGTCCCGAGGATCAAGCAAACAAAAACAAGTATCAAGACGATAGACTTTGGAAACCAGAGTTAGATAAAACTGGTAACGGTTATGCTGTTATTAGATTTTTACCTGCGTCTAACAACGAAGAAATGCCTTGGCAAAGAGTATGGTCACACGCATTTCAAGACAAAGGCGGTTGGTACATTGAAAATTCATTAACAACTTTAAATACTAAAGATCCAGTTAGTGAAGATAATACAAGATTATGGAATACAGGTGTTGATAGTGATAAGGATATTGCTCGTAAGAGAAAAAGAAAATTATCATACTATTCTAACATCTATATTGTTAGTGATCCAAAACATCCCGAAAATGAAGGCAAAGTTTTCTTATACAAATTTGGTAAAAAGATATTTGATAAGATATCAGAAGCAATGCAACCTCAATTTGCGGATGAAAAGGCAATCAACCCATTTGATTTTTGGAAAGGTGCAAACTTTAAACTAAAAATTAGAAAAGTTGATGGCTATTGGAACTACGACAAATCTGAATTTGAAGGTGTTACGCCAGTAGCAAGTGAAGATACTGCTATTAAAGCAATATGGGCGAAACAGTATCCTTTGAAACCATTTGTGGACCCTAGTAATTTTAAATCTTATGAGGAACTCAAAGAGAAACTGAATAGGATAATTATGGGTACACGAAGCACCGAAACTGTTGAAACAGTTGACCTCCCACAACAGGTCAATGGCAAGGTGAAAAGTACTAACGTTGTGAACTCTAAACCTGCTAGTGAGGAAGACGATACGTTGTCTTATTTTAGTAAATTGGCAGACGAAGAGTAAACCTTTCTCTCTCAAAAAACGTTAAAACTTCAAGGGCACCTAGTAATAGGTGCCCTTTTTCATTATAAATAGTTGTATGGCAAATATATTTGGACCCATAAAGGATAGGCAGGCAAATGTACTAAAGTCAGCATCCTGGTATAGGAATGCAGTACAAGTATAGCAAGTAAGGCAACTGCTAGTGGCCTTATGCGACAAGGTAAATTAAACCAAAGACCTAGTGCAGGACGTTTAAATATGTATTTTTACGACCCTAAAACTAAAAAGAAATTACCATACTACGATATATTCCCATTAGTTTTACCAGTAGATACATTTAAAGGTGGGTTTGTAGGGTTGAATTTTCACTATTTACCATACATAATGAGATTTAGATTATTACAAGACATACAAAGATATGCTAGTAATACACAATTTGATTCAACAACAAGAATAAATGCAACATACAGTACGCTTAAAAATATACCTATGATACAACCAACGATTAAGAAATATTTGTGGCGACACGTAAGGTCAAACTTTTTAAGAATAGACGCAGACGAAATGGCTATTGCAGTATATTTACCTGTGCAACAATTTAGAAAAGCAACACCTCAAAAGGTGTGGGCAGATAGTAGGAGAGCAATTTAAATGGCAATATTCAGAGCAGGTAAACGTATCGGTAATATGGACATACGAGTTGGTCTACCGAGAGATAGGTCATTAGAAAACGTTGAAGGTGATTCAAGAATAAAATCTGAGCAAAAAATTGGACCAAATGTAACTACATCTATTGGTAGATTTATGGCTCAAATAAATGAAGGTGAAGGTATTGCTAGAGCAAACAAATTTTTAGTTAGATTTTATCCACCAAAAGATATGGTGTTTGATGGTGCAGATAATGAATTTTTTAACGGTGTGAAGATGAGATCCAATATAGAATTGATGTGTACATCTATAGTATTACCACATAGAGATACATTAACTACAAATTATGTGACTTATGGACCAGGTAGAAAAATGCCTTATGCATATAATTATGGTACAAGAGTTGAGTGTATGTTTATGGGAGATAAGTTTTTAAGACAAAGAGCTTGGTTTGAAATGTGGCAAGGTAAAATGCATAGTTTAAAAACACATAACTTACAATATTATGATAGTTATGCTGGTACTATGGAGATATTTCAGTTAGGATCATTTAGAGATTCAGACAAAAACGCAGGATATGATGATAACTATAGATTGACCTATGGTGTGAGATTGCACGAAGTATATCCAGAAACAATAGGAGAAATACAATATCAATCAGTAGTAGATGATATGATACCTATGGACATACCTGTAAGTTTTGCATTTAGAACTTGGGAGAATATAACACTAGATGAATTAAGTGGTGTTGGTCACGCTAAAGCAACAGGTTGGATGCCAAACATAAAAGCTAGTAAGCAATATGGAGGTGCAATATTTGGTAAAGTATTAGGAAAAATGCCACCAGATATGCAAAGAGCAGTTAAAACTGTTGTTGGTAAAATTAAAAGAGATATACCAATTGGTAGGAAGACTGGTGGTAGAGTGTTTCCACCATTTGAGATAAATAAGGTTAAATAATATATAATAAAAGGAGTAAATTATGGCATTGCCTATAGTAGAAACAGCGACATTTGAATTGACATTACCATCTAAAGATGTAAAGGTTAAATTCAGACCTTTTCTTGTTAAAGAAGAAAAGATATTATTACAGGCATTGGAATCTGGAGAAGATAAACAGATAAACAATGCATTGAAACAAATAGTACACTCTTGTACATTTGGAACTGTAGATATAGATACAATACCTCTATTTGATGTAGAGTATATATTTTTACAGATAAGAGCAAAGTCAGTTGGTGAAATAGTAAAACTTAAATTACTATGTCCAGATGACAATAAAACTTATGGTGAGGTTGAGGTAGATTTGTCTAAAGTGGAAGTACACGTAGAAGATAATCACTCTAACAACATTGTGGTTGATGAAGCGAAAAAGATTGGGATTATTATGAGTTATCCTACCATTAATTCAACTAATACGATAGGTGCTAAGGGTATGAAAACCCAGCAGATGTTTGATTTGTTGGTAAGTACAATTCATCAAGTATATGAAGGAGATAAGATACACTCTCCTACTGATTATACTAAAGAAGAAATGCATAAGTTTATAGAGAGTTTAGACAGTCAATCATATAAGAAAATCAATGAATTCTTTGATAGTATGCCTAAATTAAAGCAAGAAGTAGAATTAGAGAATCCGAAGACGAAAATTAAGAGTAAAATTACGTTGGCTGGATTAACGGATTTTTTCGTATTGCCCTCTCTCACGAATCGTTAGAGAATTACTATCAAGTGAATTTTGCATTAATGCAACATCATAAATATTCATTGACTGAACTGGAGAATATGGTGCCTTGGGAGAGGGAAATATATGTGGGGTTATTAACGGCACATATTAAAGAAGAGAACGACAAAATTAGATTGAGGAATTCAGCGCCGAAAGGATAAACAATGGCAGATGATTTAGTAAAAGTAAAAAAGACAACAGAAGAATACGAGTTGGCGAAGAGTGACCTTGTTCCTGATTCAGGTGAGGATGCTCCTACTTGGTATAACAAAACAGCAGGTCTATTAGATAAGTTTAGAGTCATACCTAGATTAGTAATGTTGGCATACATTTATGCCTTCTATAAATCAGTAACTTGGTTTATGACATTACCTGATCCAACCAATTCACAAGCAATGTACATATCAACTATAGTTGGTGCTGGTGCTGCCTTCTTTGGATTATATGTTGGCAAACCAGGTGCGAAGTTACCTAAAAAGAAATAGTTATGGCAAAAAATAGATTAGATATATCAGACCAAACGGCAGTAAGTATGCCTATGAAGAACTTAATTGCTATAATCGGTGCCGTAGCCGTTGGCGTGTGGGCATATTTTGGTGTGATTGAGCGATTGAATAAATTGGAAACTAATACAACACTATTAGAAAAAGATTTAAACCAAGCAAGTGAAAGACTTTCTGGTGATATAGAGAAGAATAACGAATTTAGAATCAAATGGCCGAGAGGTGATTTAGGTTCACCACCTGCTGATTCCGAGCAATTTATGTTGATTGAATTTTTGAGTGGACAGTTAGAAACAATCCAAAAAGATTTACAAAATATGATGAACAATGCAGTTAACATTGAGAGATTGCAGAAAGATATGGAAAAGGTTTTAGCAGACGTAGAGAAATTAAAGGACAAAATAAGAAGTGTCAAAAACGGAAACACAGGAGAGTAAGATATGGACGCAACAACACTAGTTACCATCATCACAATGTTTATTGTGACCAATACTTCAAGCGAATTTGTTAAGTATGATGGACTGATGGATTGCCTTAAAGACAAAAGAAAAATTGAGAAGTTGAGAGATGGTCGTAGAGTTATTTGTGGTCCATCTATGGCAGAAATAGATAAAGATGGCAACATTGTCAGTATAAAAAACAAAATGCCTGACCAATCTGGTAGTTTAAAACTAGGTGGTACGGCGAAGTCTTTAACAGAAAAGAAAAAAGAAAAAAAGACTAAAGTATTAACGCAATAGGATAGATGATATGAAAAAAATATTAATGAGTTTATTAGTTGCTCTATTTTTAGTTGGTTGTAATACAACAAAGAGTATTAAAATAGAACAAGAAGTCGGTCTCTTAAAAACCGTACAAGAAAGAGGTTATGTTATTTGTGGAGTTAATGCAGGTCTACCAGGATTTTCTGCTCAAGATGAGAACGGAAACTGGAGTGGTTTAGATGTAGATTTCTGTAAGGCAGTTGCCGCTGGTATATTTGGTGACTCAAGTAAAGTAGAATTTATAGGATTAAATGCTAGTCAAAGATTTCCAACATTGGCGTCTGGCAATATTGATGTACTTGCAAGAAACACAACTTGGACAATTAGCCGTGATGTTAATTTAATGTTTGAGTTTGCAGGTGTTAACTATTATGATGGACAAGGATTCTTGATACCTACTGATTTAGATATTAAGAGTGCAACAGAATTAGATGGTGCGTTTGTATGTATTACAAAAGAAACTACAAGTGAATTAAATCTAAATGATTATTTTGCAGAACAAAATATGGCATATATGCCAGTATATGTTGAAGGTAATAAAGACGCAAAGGCAAAACTATTTGCTGGTGATTGTGATGTATTCACAACAGACGCTTCTGGTTTAGCATCCGCTAGAGCAGGTGCAGAAGACCCAAATGATTGGATAGTATTACCAGAAATTATATCTAAAGAACCTTTAGGTCCACTTGTAAGACAAGGCGACCAAGAATGGGAAGATGTAGTAAGATGGACTATGTTCATTATGATTAATGCTGAAGAGGCAGGTATCACTTCTAAAAATGTTGATTTAATGTTAACTTCTAAATCAAAAGAAGTTAAAAGAATTTTAGGAGTAGAAGGTTACATTGGTCCTATGTTAGGACTTGGAATGAAGTTTGGATATAATATTATTCAACAAGTAGGAAACTACGGAGAATCTTTTGAAAGAAATGTGGGACCAAATACACCACTTGCTTTAGAAAGAGGATTAAATCAATTATGGAATAAAGGTGGCATATTATATGTTCCACCAATAAGATAAGGAGAAATATGTTTAAAAAATTATGTGATAAAATAGGATTTAAAAATGGTGGTACTAAAGAGTTGGCAACAATATTAGGTGCTCTATTCTTATTTGCTATAATATTTGGTGTATTATTACACACTCAAAGAGCAAATGCTGGCGAATGCAATATGGAAGCAGATAAGAAGGATGCTGAAGTAGTTTTTGCAGTATGTGTATTTGCAGATGGTTCATTAATTGACCATAAAGGTGCAAATAGTATGTCCGATTGCTTAAAGACTAAAAGAGAAGTAGAGAAAAAGTGGAGAAATAAATCAGAAGAAACAGATAGTGTTGAAATAAATGGTATTACTTACAAGATTGATGGAGAAAGTTTAGCATTTATGTGTGATTTAGTGGATGC